AAACGACCCTGAAGGGCTGGTCTGGCTCCGTTGACGTATTCTGGGATGAGACTGACACAACTGGTCAAGGTGGCCTTGTGGTTGGCGCTCAGGTTACAATCAGCGTATTTCCAGAAGGTGCGTCATCTGGCGTATCTGAAAAGTACTACACCGGAACAGCAACTGTGACAGGCAAGACCATCACTGGTAGTTTTGACGGAATGGTAGAATCCACCATCACGCTTCAAGGCACTGGTGCTTTGACGCAAGAAACATTGGCGTAAGGATAAGGCATGGCTACCCACACTGGCTCAGAAGGCACTGTTCGCGTTGGCGCTTCCAACGCTGTTCTTGAAATTCGTTCGTACTCGGTCGAAGAAACTGCTGACACCGTTGAAGACACCTCAATGGGCGACAGCTATCGCACGTTCAAGACTACTCTGAAGGGTTGGTCTGGTTCGGTTGATGTGTTCTGGGATGAAACAGATACCACGGGTCAGGGCGCATTGGTTCCTGGATCAGAAGTCAATGTCCGCTTCTACCCAGAAGGTACGGCGACTGCGGATGTTTACTACACAGGTCAAGCCATTGTAACGGGCAAGACTATCACAGGCAGCTTCGATGGTATGGTGGAATCCACTATCACTGTTCAAGGAACAGGGGCTTTGACCAGCGCGGCTGTATAATTAAAGGATATTAATATGAGTATTGCCAAGCGCATTGCAGAGCGAACATCGAATAAGCGTCACATCGACGTTGCAGAATGGGGTGATGAAGGTAAGCCAGAGAAGGTCTATTATGGCCCTCTGCTTGCTGGTGAACTGAACCGCATTCAGCGCAAGCACCCTAACTTTTTAAGTTCGACATCATTCGACGCAATGGTTGACCTTATCATTCTTAAGGCTGAGAATGGACAAGGCGAAAAGCTTTTTACGCTTGAGGACAAGGCTGTCCTGATGCGTGAAGAAGTATCCGTGATCTCGTCTGTTGCCGCCGCATTTATGAGTGGCGACAGTGTAGAGGAGCAGGAAAAAAACTAAGAAACGATCCGCTTAGGTATAACCTTCTTACCTTGGCGGATCGGCTTGGTAAAACCATTGCAGAGATTGAACTCATTTCAATTGAAGAGTATAATGAATGGGTCGCTTATTTTAACCTGAGCGAAGAAAGGCAAAAGCGTGGCGGCCCAAGACCAAAGAGTTGAGTTTCTGTTTGCTGCTCAGGTTTCTGGGCAGGCTGAACTTAAAAAACTGACTGATGCCGTTGATGGTCTTCGTAAGGAAATGGAGGCGCTTAAGGCCGCTAATGGTGGCGTTGGCGCAGCAACGCAGCAGTTTACAAGGTCGCTCGGCAACGCAAGTAGCCACGTTCAAGCTTATCGCAAGCACTTAGATGCCCAAGCCAAGGCGATGCGCAACAACCGCATTGGTACAATGCAAGCCGGAATGCAGGTCAATGACTTTGTGACCAGTGTATCAACTGGTGCAAGTCCTATACAGGCATTTAACCAGCAAATTGGTCAAGTCGGCTATGCTATGCAACTGATGGGTGGCACGGCTGGTAAGATTGGTAATTTTCTTGCTGGACCTTGGAGCATCCTTGTTATTGGCGCTTCGATGGCGATTGGCGCATTGATTGAGGGTTTTTTTGGTGCTGAAGATGCAAGCAAGAAGGCCAAAAATGCCACAATAGATTTGGCTGACAGTTTCGACTTTGCTTCGGCATCTTCAGAGACATTGGCAAAATTAAATGAGGCGCTTGCGGACGCAAATAAGGATGTTGCTGCAACTGCCATTCAAGCTGCAAACGCTACTGCTAAAAAGGCAGCTGCTGATGCCACTGCTGCACAAGAAGCATTAAATTTAGCTAATGCTGAATTAACTAAGCGTAAGGCAGTTCTTACGGCATTAAAGACGCCCACAGCGTTTGCTGGCGGTGGCGTGGCAGGGGCTGCTCTAACGGCTGGTCAGTTCGCTACTAATCGGCAGAACAAAGCTATTGATGAGCAGTTAGATAAAGTAAATGGCCTTGAAAAATCTATTGCTGGCTTGCAGTTCCGCAATCGTAAATTTACGGCTGAATCATATAGTCTATCTGCCGCTATGGATGCCAATGGCAAAGTTATCGAAAAGCATAACGCTCGTATTGCCGATCTCCAAAACCAATATGCGGCTGGGACGATAAGCCAAGCGCAACTTGTGAATGGTTTGAATGCTGAAAATGCGGCCATTCGGAAGCTTGAAGATACAAAAAAGGGCGGCGGACGAAAACGCACTGGCAAGTCGGAAGCAGAAAAGGCGCAGGAAAAAGAACTGAAGTCAATAGAGTCCTTTATGGACAAAATTGGCAGGGTTGGCATGAAAGAACTTCCTGCCTACCAGCGCGATATTGCCCAGTTGGAGAAAGATTTCTTTGAACTGTCAAAGGCTGGTCAGGCTGCGACTATTGCGCCGTTCAAAGCGGCGGTAGAGTCCATTGAGATGAGGGCTTATAGCGATGCTCTAAAGGATGATCTCAAAGATGCTGACAAGATGGTCAAAGACGCTTTGCCCAATATGGGGGAACTTCCTGTAAGCAAGGAAATGGCAGAAATCATCTCTCGTACTGAAGAATTAAATGATTCATTTGAAGAGATAGGAAACACAGTCAGCGAGGCTTTCAAAGGCATGTTGACTGGTGCGATGTCTTGGAAAGATGGTATGCGCAGCCTCATTAGTTCTGTGATTGACCAGTTGTGGAAGCTGTTTGTTGTGCAAAAGATTGTCGGTCTTGTTACTGGTGCATTGGGCGGTGCAACTGGCACACCAACAAGTTTTTCACCAACAACTTCTGTAACACCGCCATCAGGCTTTATACCATTTAACGCTTATGGCGGATCAGTAATGGGTAATAAGCCAACCATTGTAGGCGAACGCGGCCCAGAACTATTTATTCCAAGCGGCAACGGAACCATCATTCCAAACAGCAATATGCGCGGTGGCGGTGGCGGAAGCCCTATCAGCATCAGCGTAGACGCCCGTGGCTCAAGCGATCCAGCCGCAGTTCGCGCTCAGGTGCAGCAGGGCATCCTTGAGGCCGCTCCGGCAATTATCGCAGCGGCAGAGTCACGCACAATTGCGGGTCTGCGTAGGCCGCGCCTCGGTGGAGCAATGCAGTAATGGCTACAATTACATATCCTTCAACGCCAAAGCCACAAGGCATGTCATGGCGGCTGCTTATGCCAGCGCAGACGAACGTATCTGATTGGACAGGTCGGCGTCAGACGCTTGCATCTGGCCGTGGCTGGTGGGAATGCCAGATTACATTTCCCCCAATTGTAACCACAGCCAGTATTAATCCTTGGCGCTCGTTTATTGCCAAGGCGCGTGGTGCGGCAAATGACTTTCAAGTTCCGGTTGATCCAGAAGCACAGTCTGCTTCGACAGCAACGCCACTGGTTAATGGCGCTGGTCAGACAGGCCGGACGCTGAACACTGATGGCTGGCCCCTGTCCACTACTGTCTTACAGGCTGGTCAGTTCGTGACGATCAACAACCAGCTTTTGCAGTTGACTGAAAATGTTACCTCCAACGGGTCTGGCGTGGCAACACTTACGTTTGAGCCACCTGTACGCACATCACCATCGGACAACGCTGCGATTGAATACAAGAACCCTTATTGCTTAATGTATCTGGTAGAGGAGCCAACGCTTTCAGGTGAGGTTGGTTATGTATATAGCCTCTCGCTGAATCTACGGGAGTCCTTCTAATGGTTGATGCAACCACACAGGCCGCACTGGAAGCCACGGTCGTTAATTGGCGGGTGCTTATTTACGCTGACTTTGTTGGTGATGTTTTGCGTGGCACAAGCGGCCTTTACGACAAGGTTATTTCTGGATCAGGCGACACTGAACTGGATGGAACTTACGAAGGCTTCAACCACGATCTGATTAACGTGTCGCCTGTAAAGCATAACGAATCCGGCTCTGACACTGTGACGATTTCAATGAGCGGCCTTGTAGTAAACAATGCTGACTTTTTGGCTATTATAGGCGATAAATCCAAATGGCAGGGCCGTACCGCAAGGCTATGGTTTTATTGCGTAGATCAGGATGAGAACCAAATTGGTTCCATCATTCCCTATTATACCGGCTATATGAATGAGGTTGGCATTTCTGGTAATTCGGAAAGCCAGGCAGTCAGCCTTACAATAGAAAACTATTTAGCCAGTATAGCTGGCGCACAAAACAAAACTTACCTTATCCAGAATATTTTTGATGCTGGCGACCTTAGCGGAGAAGCTTCTGTTTCTGCTGCAAACGGCATGGCTGAAGCTGGTAGCTATGGCTACGGCGGCGGCGGCGCGGGTGAAAACGATTATGGAATGGCGAATTTTAGATGAGAATATCAACTTGGGAAGACGCTTTAGCTGACTACATCTCTATCAAGCGCCATGAGCCGTTTGATTATGGCGTAAATGACTGCTGTTTGTTCGCCGCGGGGGCCGTTGAAGCTATGACTGGCGAAGACCCTATGTCTGAGTTCCGTGGTCAATATGACAGCCTTAAAACCAGCCTACAGGTCATCAAGGACATTGGCGCAGGAACCCTTGAAGCGACTATGGATGGCAAGTTCTCAGAGGTTACAATAGGTCATGCGCAGCGCGGAGACTTGGCTTTCTTTGATGACAGCGTTGGTGTAGTAATGGGTGGCTTCGCATACTTCGTTTCGGACGATGGGCTGGAGCGTATACCCCGCGACATGTGGGATAAATGCTGGAGTGTAGGCCGTGGGTAAAGTTTTAAAAGGTGTTGCAATTGCTGCCGCTTTTGTTGCTCTAGCATATGCCACTGGCGGTCTTTCCGTTGTTGCGGCTGGCACTGCCGGAGCAGCCACCGTTGCTGGTGTTACTTTTACGACTACCTTTCTTGGTGGTATGCTTATTTCAATGGGTGCTGCGGCACTTTTAACTGGCATATCGCAGCAATTCCTTGGCGCAAAGATACCAAAGACACAGTTATCCCGCCTTAACGTCAGCCTAGACCCGTCTACGCCGCGCAAGGTTGTGTTTGGCACTACAGCTATGCCGCTTGATCTGCGCTATCACGAATCCAGTGGCACTGACCAAGAATATGTTGATTATATTATTGCTGTGGCTGCTCATAAAGTTGCGTCAATTACTGAGATATGGTTTGAAGAAAAGCAAGCATGGACACTCGCTGGCGGTGTTACAGGCACTTACTCAGGCTATCTGACGGTTGCTGTCCGCACAGAGGGAACTGCTGGTAACTATATTTCCATTAACGGTGGAACAAAGTGGGGTTCAAGCCGTCGCCTTACTGGCTGCGCTTATTTACATCTTCGCATTAAGCGAACAGGCAATGATAAAAAGGCAGAGAGTCCACTAGTAGGTGGCTTGCCAAGCCGTGTCACAGTCATAGGTGATGGCGCTCCCCTTTACGATCCACGCAAAGATAGCACAGTCCCCGGCGGCTCTGGTTCGCATCGTGCCACGGACCAAAGCACTTGGGGTGCATACACCAACGCGGATGACACCGATAACCCTGCTCTACAACTGCTATGGTGGATGCTAGGTTGGGAAATTAATGGCAAGTTATCTGTTGGCTGCGGGATACCATATAATCGTATAGATATGGCATCGTTCATAACTGCTGCAAATATTTGCGATGAAAACGTAACTCTGGCGACAGGTGGAACGCAAAAGCGTTACCGCACCAGCGGCACGGCATCAGATAGCGATGATCGATCAGACATAATAAACAACCTACTCATTTCAATGAATGGTACGCTCCGCGATAATGGCGGTAAGTTGACAGTAACAGCAATGAAGAATGATCTTG